TTTCTTTAGAGAAGGGGCATCAGACCTAGTAAATGGTATGAGAAGTATTAACATTATGCTTACCGAACTTGCTTTGCATGGTAGATTCCAATTAGGACAACCAGTCTTTACAGGGCTTGATACTGAACAAAGAATATCTACTGGACAGGATAAAGCTATCGTTTTACCTGAAGGTGCAGACTTTGGATACAGAACTCCAAATGCGAATGTCCAGGCAATGATTGAATCAACCAAGTATATGGTAGATAGTATTGCACAAGCAAACAATGTTAGAATTAATTGGACGAATAGCCAAGCAGAGAGTGGACTATCAAAGAAGATGGGACAAATGGACTTACAAGATGCTTTACGAAGCGATATAGAACAAATCTATAGACCATTTGAGAAAGAACAATTTAGAATTGCACAACGAATATGTGAAGTATCAGGTGGGATTCAATTAGGCGACCAATTCAGTATAGACTTTGCTGAAAGAGAAGTGCCTATGAGTGCCGATGAAGAAATCAAATACTATGATTGGGCATTTAAGAATAACATTGAAACAAGACAATCATATCTACGAAAGAAGAATCCTGACTTACAAGAAGAAGAAATACAAGGGATAGTAGAACAAATAGATGCAGAAGCACCTGAAGCAAATGAAACACAATCCATTATTGATAAGATAGGAAAGCAAGTTGGCTAATTTAGATTTCTACAATAAAGAGATAGCAAATATCCAACAACAACTATTGGATAAACTAGACAATCTAGTAGCAGGATTAGGGCAAGTAACCGATACTGAACTAATGCAGATTGCTAAACAAATAGACTTCTTTGATGAAATGGAACGACTGGGATATGGTAGATTGCTTCAACGAGTAAGCGATGCTTATGATAACCAAATAGCATTAGTGTTTAGTGAATTAAATCGTAGAGAATTAGGTGCTGTATCGGTAGCAAGTATTGATACATTAAGAGAACTAAAGAACTTTGAAATGACTTATCTTACAGGACAAGCAAAACAATATGCAGACCAACTAAAGACTGCGATGTTAAGAGGAATCATTACTGGTGAAACCAATGCACAAATTATGGCAGGATTACAAACTGGATTTGGTGTAGGAACTTTTATTAGTAGTAGTGAAGCATCATTCTTGATTGGTGATTCTTTTAGAAGATTCTCAAGAGTTTCTACTGCTAAAGCATATAAAGACTTCCCTGAAACTAAATTTATATATGATGGTCCTTTTGATTCAAAAACAAGAGATGTTTGCCAACGAGCATTAAAAGAAGGGGAACTAACACAAAAAGAAATCAATAGTTTAGGATATGTAGATTTTGGTTCAGGTGGTGGATATAATTGCAGACATAGGTGGAGTAAAGTATTTTGAAAATCCAAAATATAGTTAAGGGTAATGCAAAACAAATGAAAATTATAGCACAAGATGCTATTGAGTTAATTAGAAATGATGCTACACAAAAAGGAATTTTCCAAAACGACAAAGGTCCATATAAATATAAAAACAGACAATATAAGATTTATAAAAATAGAGGAATGGACAAGATTCGTGGTGGTGGAAAATTAAAATCTTATAATGAATATAGTAGTAATGCACCTGATACTACAACAAGTTGGGTAAATATGAAACTATCAGGGCAAAGCCAAGATAATATGATTTCAGAAGGAAAAGAAAACCAAGCAATTATTAATTATACAAAGAATGGTGCTATTATTTTATATAATAAAAAAAGGGGATATGATATTTACGACCTTAGAAAAAAGAATTTAGATATAATAGCCATAGAGTATGGCAAAAGAATTTTGGATAGAAACATTAAAAAGTATGTATCCAAAACTACGACAATAAAATAGGAGACAGTATGTCCGAAGAAAATGTAATAGTAGAAGATCAAGCAGTAGCAGAAACTCCTACACAGGAAACGAATAACGAAGTCGGAAACTTAATTGCAGAGAGCAAGAAGTACCGACAAAGAAGCCAAGCAGCAGAAGCTGAGTTGAATGAACTCAAAGACAACCTCAAACTTCAAGAGCAAAAACAACTTGAAGAAAAAGAGGAGTTTAAAACTTTGTATGAAGGATTAAAAGTAGAAAACGATAAGTTAAAACCAATCGTAGAAAACTTTGAAATCCAGGAAAAACAAAGACGAGAACATCTGCTGTCCCAACTTTCAGATGACGAACAAGAAATATATCAAGACCTCACAACAATGAAGTTGGAAAAGCACATTGAAAGACTGGGAAATAAAAAAGTGCAGGTATCTGATGCCAAAGAGGTTACTTCTTCAGGGAAATTTGCAACAAACACAACTTTCGCTGATATGTCTGATGAAGATAGACAGAAAGCAAGAAGAAACCCTAAACTTTGGAAACAGATAGTAGAGGGATATAGTAACTAATAATTAAGGAGATTAATTATGGCTGATGGAAATGTAACTCCAACAACAGCAGCTAATTTTATTCCTGAATTGTGGAGAGATGCTATTTTAGATTATGCTGAAAGAAAGTTTGATCTTAAAAATAGAGTATTAGATTTCTCCTCACTCATGAGTGAAGGTGGCGACATTCTTCATATACCTAAGGTAACTGAAGAAACTGCAGCAGCAAAATCTGCTGGAACTGCAGTAACATATACTAACAATACTGATGGTAAAGTTGACTTAACAGTTGACCAACATCACTACGAAGCAAAGAGAATTGACGACATCGTAAGAGTCCAAGAATCTGCTGACTTATTCAATGCTTATGCACAATCTATGGGTTATGCTNTAGCAAAGAAAGTAGAAAACTACATTGCTGTAGATATTCTACAAGCAGCAACTGGAAATGATGTAACTCTTGCTNCTGATAATACTGCAACTACTGCTTTAGTAAGAAGTGGTTTGCAAAAACTATTAGATGCAGGATTTGANTACACAGATGGCGAAACTTGCTTATATGCTTCACCAGCATTCTATATGTCATTACTTTCTTTAGGCGACTTCACAGAAGCCCAAAAGAGAGGCGATGGTATAGGTCCTAATGTTACAGGAAGAGTNATCCAAGCTTATGGCATGGATATTATCGCTTCTACTGATTGGGATGATGATGGTGGAACAGGTGATGAAAGTGCAACTATTTTCAATAGAAATGGTGTGTACTTTGCTCAACAAGTAGCCCCAAGAGTACAAAGTGCTTACGATATTGACCACCTAGCAACTTCAGTAGTTGCAGATGTTCTTTTCGGTGCAGTACTTTCTCATGGTGCTTCTAGTACTTCACTACCAGTAGTTAATTTCGTAAATCCATAATTGGANTAACGAAAATAGACTAAATATGGGGGTAATTTATTTTACCCCTATATTACCATTAAAAAAGAATTTGAAGGGGATATAGATGCCATTATACGAATATAAATGCGAGTGTGGAAAGGTTTTTGACTACATACAAAGCATTAACGATGAAAAATTAAAGAAATGCCCAACCGAATTTAATTGCGACCCCAACCACAAAGTAGAAAGACTAATTGGCAAACCCCTTATTCTTTCTGATGATGTTGGTAGAGGATTTAAAAGAATGACCGACAAAAAATTATATAAGGAATTAGACATTGAGTAGTAATACCAATATAGGAAATACACCTGTAAATCAGGGATATGTTCAATTAATCCACATGGGAGAAACTGGTGGGATTGATGGGACACTTCGTGCTTTATATGATGGAGATGGTACTGCTTCTGACTTATTGATTGCTAGTGATAAAGTAAAGATTTCCACTACTCTTTATATTGGTAGTGACACTTTAGCAGAATATATCCAGGACACAGTAGGTGCTATGTTGGTTACCAATGCAAGTCATACTAATTTATCTGCTGCTTATGACGATGCAGGTGATGGTGCTATTGACTTAACAGCATCAGGAGATGTAACATTAAGCAACACAGTAACCTTAACAAACAAAACTTTAACAAGTCCAACTTTTACAGGCACAGCGAATGGTGCTAATTTAACTCTTACTGGCGATTTAACAGTTAGTGGAGATACAATATTTACTAATTCCAATACAGTATTGATTGGTGATGCAATCCTTACTTTAAATGCAGATGAAACAGGAAGTCCAACAGCAAATGCAGGGTTTGAAGTAGAACGAGGAACTTCTACTAATAAAACTTTTATATGGAATGAAACAGATGACAAATGGACTATTGGAAGCGAAACCTTTGTAGCAAGTACAGTAGAAGCAAACCTCACAGGAAATGTAACAGGTAATGTAACTGGTAATGCAGATACTTCAACAAAAATATCATCAATTACAAATAGCAATATTGTTCAACTAACAGATACACAAACTCTTACCAACAAAACTTTAGCAAGTCCTACTTTTACTGGAGATATAAATTTTAGTGATGCTTCTACACCTTCTTTAACAATTACAGATAGCACGAATACTGCACAATTAAGATTAACTGCAACAGACACAACAACTGATATTGGTTCACTATCTGACCATAAGGTAAACTTTAGATATAATAACGATATAAGACTCCAATTAGAAGATGCACAGTTTAAGATTAATGCAGGCTCAGATGATATGAACTTTGTCGTTAAAGACACTTCGGCACAATCTTTAATTCATGCAGATGCTGCATTATCAA